TGGGCGCTGCGTCCTCGCAGTTCCCGCAGAACCTCGCCTATCACAAGGATGCAATCGCCTTTGCGACGGCAGACCTTCTGATGCCGCAGGGTGTGGACATGGCCTCGCGTCAGGTTCACAACGGTATTTCGCTCCGCGTTGTCCGTCAGTACGACATCAACAACGACCGTATGCCGTGCCGTATCGACGTTCTGTACGGTTATTCGGTGATTCGCCCGCAGATGGCTGTCCGGCTCTGGGGTTGATGCCATGAGTTTCGTACTCGGCAACATCCCCAAGCAGTCGGTTCTCAGCGTCACGTTGAGTCCGGCGGCTGTCTCTGCCAATACCACGGCAGAGCAGACGTTTACGGTCAACGGGCTGTTGGTGGGCGACATGGCGGTAGTTTCGAAGCCGACGGCCCAAGCGGGTCTCGGTATCGTTAACTCCCGCGTGTCGGCCAACAACACGCTGGCAATCACTTTCAGCAACAACACGGGCAGCTCGATTACGCCGACAGCAAGCGAGGTCTATCTTGTCCTCGTCAGTCGGCCTGATCGTGCTGTGACCGACGGCAACATTTAAGGAGTATCCCTATGCCTGGCTTTCCTGTCTCTGGCGGCGGCTATCAGCTCGGTGATGGCAACGTCTCTGAAGTCTACCTCGGCGTACAGACCACCCCGGTCACCGCCACGGGTTCAACGACGCTGACGACCATTCAGGTCAACGGCGGTCTGATGGTCGCAAACCCCAGCACCACCGCTGCCGCCTACGTGACCCCGACGGGCGCGCAGTTGGACGCGGCTCTGGCGAATGCCAAGACCGACTCAACCTTTGAGTTGAGCGTGGTCAACATCGGCACCGGCGCGGGAGCCATTACGCTCTCGGCGGGTACGGGTGTCACTATCGTCGGTAGCGCCACTATCGCTGTGACTTCCTCGGCACAGCTGCTATGGCGACGAACAGGCGATAGCGCCTGGACGGTCTACCGAACGGCCTAAAGGATCGCCCCGGTCACTCGCAAGGGTGGCCGGGGCATTCCCCTGTGGTCATCTACCTGCGGCACCCCGTGTACGGGGAAAAGGTTGCCACCTCGCAAGTTGAGGTGGATTTTGACGTTTCTCAGGGGTGGGAAGTATTCGACCCTATTGCGCCGCCGCCCCCGCCGGAAAATAATCTCGCCACCAAGCGCAAGCGTAAGGAGTAACCATGGCTACCGCTGCCGACCAGATCAACGGTGCGTTGCGACTGATCGGGGTGTTGGCTGAAGGCGAAGTGCCGTCGGCTGCGACCTCGCAAGACGCCCTGCTTGCGCTTAACCAGATGCTGGACTCGTGGAATACGGAACGACTGTCCGTGTTCTCCACCATTGACCAAGTGTTCACATGGCCGTCTAGCACCATTAGCCGTACCCTCGGCCCCTCTGGTGACTTTGTAGGCGTCCGTCCCGTAGAGATTGACGACGCCACCTATTTCCGCGATGCCTCGACCAACGTGTCGTTTGGCATCAAAATGATCAACCAAGAGCAGTACGACAACATCGCCGTCAAAACGGTGACTTCGACGTACCCGCAGATTCTCTGGTACAACGCCTCGTACCCCAACATTGAAATCTACCTCTACCCCGTACCGACTCGGGCGCTGGAGTTCCATTTCATTTCGGTTGATGAACTGACGCAGCCCGCGACCCTCGAGACCGACATGGCGTTCCCGCCGGGTTACCTGCGGGCGTTCCGGTACAACCTCGCCTGTGAACTCGCACCGGAGTTTGGCGTAGAGCCTTCCCCGCAGGTGCGCCGCATTGCGATGTACAGCAAGCGCAATCTCAAGAGCATCAACAACCCGAACGATGTGATGTCAATGCCAGCGGCGCTGATCGTCAATCGTCCGCGCTTCAATATCTACTCTGGGAACTTCTAATGAAGTCTCCCGTCTTAGGCTCTTCCTACGTCGTCCGGTCGGTCAACGCTGCCGACAACCGGATGGTGAACCTTTTTCCGGAAATCATCCCGGAAGGCGGCAAGGAACCTGCGTACCTTCAGCGGTGTCCCGGTCTTGTCCTAAAAGCGACTATCGGCACCGGGCCTATCCGTGGCGTCTACAGCCTTGGGAGTTACCTTTACGTCGTTTCTGGAAACGAGTTTTATCGCGTCACGACGAGCTATGTCGCCACGTATGTAGGCGTAGTGTCAGGCAGCGGCCCCGTCTCCATGGCCGACAACGGCACACAGATTTTCATTGCGGCAAACCCTGATGGATACATCTACAATGTATCTACACAGGCGTTTGCCCAGATTACCGACGAGGACTTTCCCGGTGCAGTAACGGTTGGATACTTGGATGGCTATTTCGTTTTCAACGAACCCGACAGTCAGCGAGTTTGGGTCACCTCGCTGCTTGATGGCACATCCATTGACCCGCTTGATTTCGCCTCTGCGGAAGGCTCCCCCGATGGGTTGGTATCGCTCATCATCGACCACCGCGAGGCGTGGCTGTTCGGCACCAACTCCGTAGAGGTCTGGTACAACTCCGGTGAAGCGGACTTTCCGCTGTCGCGCATCCAAGGCGCGTATAACGAAGTCGGCTGTATCGCCCCCTACTCCGTCGCCAAGATGGATAACCGCGTGTTCTGGCTCGGTGCAGACGCTCGGGGACAAGGCATCGTGTACACGGCGCAAGGCTACCAGGCGGTGCGTATTTCCACTCACGCTGTTGAGTACGCTATTCAGCAATACGGGAACCTTTCGGACGCGACGGCCTACACCTATCAGCAGGACGGCCATGTGTTCTACGTTCTGAACTTCACCGACGCCAACACCACTTGGGTGTACGACGCGGCTACGGAAGCGTGGCACGAACGAGCGGCATACGACAACGGCGACTTTGTGCGCCACCGTGCGAACAATCAGGCGCGGTTCAACGGCAAGCCGACGCTCGGAGACTACGAGAACGGCAAACTGTACGAGTTCAACCTTGAAACCTACAGCGACGCCGGGGATACACAGAAGTGGCTGCGCTCATGGAGAGCCTTGCCGACGGGGGCTAACAACCTCAAACGTAGCGCCCACCACTCGCTTCAGATTGACTGCGAGAGCGGCGTAGGGCTTCCCGGCAACGACGCCTTTGACACCGTATACCTGCTTACCGAAGATGGATTTTACATCCGCACAGAGCAGTCCGTGGGTGGGGTTGAGGTCGTTCCCGGCCCGCCGTGGACGGTAACCTCCAGCGGGGCAACGGACTACACCGTCACAAACCCCGTTGTATCCAGTATCGGAACGGGCTACATCGTCACCGACCCTGCGTACAGTTCAACCGGGATCGGCTACCTCATCGGGTTTTTGAACGACGAAGGCTATGACCTCATTCTGGATCAGGTTGCCACCGTGGGGGCTAACCCGCAGATGATCCTGCGCTGGTCGGACGACGGCGGGCATACGTGGAGCGGAGAGCGTCAGGCGTCTATGGGACGTTCCGGTTCGTATGCAACCCGCGTTATTTACCGACGTTTGGGCATGACGATGAAACTGCGCGACCGCGTATACGAAATCAGCGGGACTGACCCGGTGAAGGTCGCCATCATGGGCGCGGAACTTGAAGTCACCGGGACGGCAGCGTGAGCAACATCACGAACATTCCCGCCCCTCGCGTCCCCTTTGTGGACGAGCGCACCGGCTTGGTGTCGCGGGAGTGGTTTCGTTACCTCAACAACCAGTTCGCTTTGACCGGCGGCGGTACCACTTCTACCAGCATCGCCGACCTTGAACTTACCCCGTCCTTGGCCTCCACGGTCGAGGACTCTATCCCCGTACTTCAGTCGCAGATAGACGCGCTTCTTGAAGCCCCTGCGCGGTACGAGCCGAACCCCATCAACTACGGGCAGTTCTTTGATTCAACGACGCAGACGGCTGCGGCGATCAACACCGCGTACCCCATTACCTTCAACTCGTCCTCTAGCGCCTATGGCGTTTATGTAGACCCGGCTAACACCTCGCATATCAAGGTGACGCGCCCTGCGATCTACAATATGCAGTTCTCCATCCAGCTCGACAAAACATCGGGCGGCACCGGGTTGTTTTGGGTATGGGGGCGAACCAACGGCAACAACATCGCCAACTCCGCTTCGCAGGTTCGCATCCAGAACAACAACGGCGAAATATTCGTCGCTGCCAATCTGTTCGTGTCCATGTCAAACGGAGACTACTTTGAGTTGATGTGGGCCGTTGACGATACCACCGTGCAGTTGCAAGCGACGGCAGCGGCAGGGGTTGTCCCGGCCATTCCGTCAGTCATTCTCACCATGACGCAGGTTTACATATGACCGTTTACCTTTCAGGCTTTGCAGGGGCGGGTACGCAATTTTTCACAAACGACGGCGTTATCCTGTCGGGCGGGAAAATCTACACCTACACCGCAGGAACCTCCACCCCCACGGCGACGTATACGTCGGACACGGGAGTGGCCGTCAACAGCAATCCCATCGTCTTGGATTCTTCTGGCCGACTGCCGGAGGATATGTGGCTGGCCGAAGGGGTGAAGTATCGGTTCGTTCTGACCGACTCCACCAATGTGCAGATTCGCACCTATGACGATATTCCTGGCATCAACGACCTGTCAGTCTCTACGATGCCGTGGGCCAATGTCAGCGGCAAGCCGACCACCCTCGCGGGGTATGGCATTACGGATGGCGTAACTACTGCGGTTGCGGCAGCGACTTATGCCCCTCTGGCCTCTCCGACGTTTACCGGCACCCCTGCTATCCCCGATAACGCCCCAACAAGTTCCAATTGGGCAGTAGGGTATCGAGACGCCCCGCAAAACGAGCAAACGGCCAACTACCAACTCATTCTGGCCGACCGTGGCAAGTCCGTCGTGATGAACGGCTCTAGCCTGACCCTGACCGTCCCGGCTAGCGGCACGGTCGCGTTCCCGGTGGGTACGGTAATTATCATCATCAATCTCAACGCAACGGCGCTGTCCATCGCAATCACGACCGATACGATGACCCTCGCTAACTCCACGACGACCGGCACCCGCACTCTCGCCCGCAACGGCATGGCGACCCTCGTCAAGATCGCCTCAACGTCGTGGCTCATCAGCGGGGCGGGCCTGACATGAGCGGCGCTACGCTCGCTGCTGCTATCGCAGGGACGACCGGCGGGGCGGGAGCGGGCGTCTACGACTTCTCCGAAGGCGCAGGGACTATTTCCATCCCGACAGGCTTTACCTCGCTCTCCATCGAGGTGTGGGGCGCGTGTGGCGGCGGCGGGTGGGGGACGGAAATTGACATCGGCGGCTTTGAAACCCAAGCGGCGCCCGGTGGCGGCGGTGGTGGAGGCGGGTATGGCCGCAGCGTCGTAGCCATCTCTGGCGGCGACGTTGGCAAAACCATCTCTTACGGCGTCGGCACCCCCGGAGAAGGCGGCACGGCAGGAAGCCCTGTAGCCACTAGCGGCGGCATCTCGTCAGTCTCGGCTGGCACCTTCACAATCGACGAAATCGTCTGTAATGGCGGCTTCGGCGGTTTTGGAGGGCTTGGCGTCAATGGCGGCAAGCAGGGCGCTGGCGGCACGGCTACGGGCGGCAATACCACCAACACAAACGGCAACGGCGGGGCCAATTACACCCAAAACGGAGCGATTGGCATTGCAGGTGTCAACAGTTTGACAGGCGGCAATGGCGGCGACGGTGGCGACCCCGATGCAGGGGGCAGAGACGGCCAGCCGGGTGCCAAGGGCCGCGTCCGATTCGTATTCAGTTGAGGTCACTATGGCAGTTCAAGTCAAAGTCCTGATTCCGGCCAAGATCGCAGAGGCCGCGCAGACGACGCAGTACACGGCGACGAACGTATCGACCATCATCGACAAGTTCACCGCCACGAACTACGACACTTCTGCGCGCACCATCTCGATCAATCTGGTGACATCGCTAGATACCGCCGGAAA